AGGTTGCCGGTCACCCAGCTCCCCGTGCTGTAGATGCCCAGTCGCACGCCGGTCGTCCCCGGCCCGCTGTGCTCGAACCGGCATCCCGTGACCTCCACCTGCGCGTAGGAGGTGGAGAACCCCACCACGTCGATCCCAATCAGCGTCGTGCCCTCGATGGAGAGGCCGGAGATCAGGATGTTATTGCCGAAGACACGGACCGCGGTACCACCATCCACTCGCGCCTCGCCGCCGATGATCCGGGTGCTGTTGGCTCCACCCTGGAGTGCCGTCCCAATCAGGTCGAAGGCGTAGACCTTCGTGCGCACCTGGCATTCGATGAAGGTATCGTGGAATGCCCCGATGGTTGCTTCCACGCGATTGCCCACGTCGAACATGGCGTTCGCATCCAGGTCGTTGTTGACCACGTTGACCTGGCGAACATTGGAACGGTCGACATCGAGCATATGCAGGGCCACACCGCCCGTAGTGCCGATCTGCCGCTGCATGGCGAAGCACTCGAACCGGAGGTTGTAGATGCGCGCTCCGCTGGGGTTGGAGAACACGCCCTTGCCGGTGGTGGTCTGCACCAGCAGCGACATCGCCTTGGACGCCCCCTGCCAGCTCACGTTCGGAACGAGCGGGATTTCGTCATCGATCTCGTAGCGCTGGGATGGGATGAAAACCGTGCCTCCACCAGCAGCGGCACAGGCATCGCGCGCCGCCAGAATCGCAACGCGGTTCTCAGTCGGCGTTTTGGTGCTCCCAGCACCGTACGCGTCGATGTCCCACCAGTTACCGCCCTTGCTGTGCCAAATACCGAACTGGGGCTCGGTGAACTCCTGTTCGGCGTTGAGCCGGGCCAGCCTTGCGTCGGGCATGGGTTCATCCTGCTACGGTTACGAGGAGCGATCCATCGGTCCCGACACGGGACGACAATGTGCGCGATGCGCCCGCCACCATCAGGAGGGCGCCGGGATTATCGGGATCTTCCACAAGCTCCGCCTGAATTTGCTCGCTATCAGCCGGGTACCAAAGGTCAGTCGAATACCAGGGAACTCCGTCCGCATCGAAGTAGACCCGAAACGAAGGAGCCGCCGAGCTGCAAGCGTCCCAGTCCGAGCCCGACAAACCGGAGCACGCAGCCCACTCCGTCATGTGGCCTCCCTTCTTCAGGCGACAGAGGCGAAACGGTTGGTGCTCGCCACGAAGGTTGCGACATGGGTACGGAACGCCTCCTCCGCCTCCTTCTCACGCGCCACAACGTAGTCGAGCATCGGCTGGCGAACCTCCTTCGTGAGCGCGGTGGCGCGGTTCAGGAGATCCCTGGCCAGGTCGAAAACAAGCACTTCCGTGTGTGGCTCCGGCAGCTCCAGAACGTCGCCTGCCGCCACCGGCATCTCCGGGACACGCGAGTAGTGGATGCGCACAGACGTGACGCCGTCCAGGTCCGAGGCCACACCGTACAGCCCCCAGTTGCGCACAAACATGCGCGGTGCGAGACCGGAGCTGTAGTCATCCGACGGAACGAGGGTGATGGCCTGGCCCGCCGCCAGGCCCGAGCTGCCAGGGTCCATCACCTCCACCCGGCTCAGGTGCTCCGCACGCGGGACACCCGTGACCTGACCCCGCATCAGCTCCCGCAGGTCGGCCTTGCCGTCGATCAGCGACCCAGTGGCGCAAACTCCAGCCCAGTCGGGGTTGATCGTGGCCGCCAGCGCGAAGAGCTGACGCTGCCGTACTCCTGCGCGCCTGTACAGCGCAGCGCGCGGGGCGGGGAAACTGTTGCCCAGCTCCGCCAGCTCGGAGAGCGCGGCCTTCACAGCCTCCTCGGCGGTCACGTCGGCCTTTCGGGAGCTGGGCCAAGCGGCCCCGTTCCGTAGTCGCGCAGCACGTTCGCGCCGCCCATCTGCAGGAAGAGCCGGTAGCGCTCGGCCTCGGTCTTCCATTCCTCCGCCAGAGCGGCAAGATCGGCGGCCCGCCCGTCCTTGCGGGCCAGGTACATGGCCACGTCCAGGATGGGCAGGTCGTTGAAGTCCTCCACCCAGAGGGGGTCCAGCGTCCCCGCGGGATCTCCCGTGAGCGCCGTGGCCGCACGCGGGCGCGCCGAGACGAAGAAGAACAAGGAGCCCGCCACTGGATCGAGCGCGTTGCCCGCCGAGTAGTAGATCCCTCCCAGCTCGTAGACCGCGGGCCGCACCGGGTCTGCGCCCCGCTGGTCGAAGTCCACCGTGACCACCTCGGTGCCATCGGCCTTCTCGACCCGGTACACCACATTGCAGTCCGGCCTCGGCCACCCGCTGACCGCCCCGTTGAAGCCTACCTCCACCCGGCGCCCGAACACGCGCGGGTTGATGCGGGCGGCCTGCGTGAAGTAGCGCCGGATGCTGCGGTTGACGACGCCCACGATCTCGGCGTCCCCATGCTGGCTGGCACGGTTTAGGATCGACGTGCCGAGCGCCGCCCGGTAGATATCCTGGACGAGGGTGGGCATGTGTCAGCGCGTCCTCACCACCGACCAGGTGCTCGTGCTCTCCTGATCGGCCAGGGCGGCTACGGCGGTCTGCTCCGCGTCCATGGCGTCTTCCTTGAGGTGTCCGAGCTCCCGCGCCACGCCCGCCCTGCCCGCCATCCAGTACGCGAGCCCGGTGACCAGGGCGTCGAGCACGATGTCCGGCAGGGTGATGAGGCTCGCGCGGCCGGTCAGCTCAGGAGGGTTCGGCACCAGGAGCGCCGAGAGACCATCGAACTTTTCCCAGCCATGAAGGGTGCTTAGCCCCAGCTGCAAACGACTGGTGGGGTACAGCTTTCCGCGCAGCAGACAGCAGCTGGGCCAGTAGCGAGCAGCCTCCACGGGGAAGTTGGCGTAAGAAACCAGGCTGACCGGCACCGTGGAGACGGGACCGGTCAGCCTGGTGGTGTACAGCCCCAGCAGCAGGAGATGGTCGGGCATGGCCAATCCCGCGCCCGCGAAGCCAGCCGCAGCGGCAGCATTCACGTCAGCTACCACAAAGGTGTACGGCTCCGCCAGCGCGTCCTCTGACAGCGCCGTCACCTTGCCGGCAAGACGGCGCTGCAGCCGGGAGAGCACCCGCAGGGCCGACGCCTCCGGCACCTTGCGTGAATCGAACGCAGGATGGTAGTCGCGGGACGCGTCGATCACCTCCGCCGCGGTGGCCACGACGAATCAGCCCTTCTTCGCGCCAGCGGTCTTCGACCCGCCCTTGGCCTTGCCCCCGGCCTTGCGGCCAGTGGACTTCGCAGCGACGGGGCGCCGCGCGGCGGGCGAAGACGAAGCAGGCTCGCTCCGCCCCAGCGCACTGACGCCGAGCGTGGCCGCCGGGCCGTCGTTCACGACGCCCACGGCCAACGAACCACCCGTGTCACCTGCCGGGCCCGTGGCCGCGCTCTCCTGCAGCTCGCGGCGGGCCGCCTCGTCCTCCTTGGCCGCGGCCTCCCCCGCCTCCAGCACCTCGTCGCGGTGACGCTCCTGCATCTCCTTCGCGCTGTCCGTGGGGTCGTGGGGCATCTCCTTCATCTCGCCCTCGCGGAACTGCGCGCCCGCCACACCGGTCGGCAGGTAGGGGCCGGTTGCCGCCAGGGCGCTGACCTCGTCCCCCTTGGGCTGGGGAATGCTGCGCTCCGCCCGCTCCAGGTCGGTGAGCGGACGCGCGAGCACGGTGGGGTTGTTCGGGAAGATCGTGCTGTCGGTCACCTCCAGGCGGTCCTCGTGCTCCTCGGCCGGACGACTGTACGCCTCGCTGGACGAGGTGAGGTACGCACCGTCCGAAGGCGAGGCCATCTTCGCCACGTCGGCGTGCGCGGTCACGATGTTGGGCACGCTGCCCTTCTCGCGCTGCTCGCGCTCCAGCCGCTCCTGCGTCTCGACGCTCACCACGGGGTTACCCTCCGTTCCCGTTGGGGTTGATTCCAGCGCACCGAACATGCGCGCCGGGGCCTCTCTGGACTCCTGCTTCAGACGGCGAGCCTCGTCCGCCGCCGCCTCGGCCGTGGGCAACAGCTCGCCCATGTCCACCGATTCAACGATATCCGGCACGCCCGGCTCACCAGAAGGAATGATACGAACAAAACCCATGGCCGCCCCTCCCGTCAATGCCGCATGTCGGGCGGCAGCTCCAGTACCGACTGCCGTACGCCATGCGGCTGGTAGTAGTTGGCCGCGCCGTCCACCAGGTGCTCGAACTCGCGGTCGTTCAGATGGCGGCACCAGTCGTTCTGGCTGTCCACCATTGCGGCGATCATCCGCTCCACGCTCCCACCGTAGCGGGCCGGGTCGATCAGGCAGATGAAGTCCACGAACTTCATGTCGGGCGCCATGTACTCCCGCTTGGGCCCCATCAAAATCATCACCCGGTAGGGGATGTTGCTGCCGTCGCGGTCCCACAGCTCCCACCTGCCCTCGTACTCCACGTCGCGCGGCTGCCCGTTCGCGTCGAACGACGAGCCCCGGCCAGGCACCACCTTCGGATTCCAGCGCAGCTCGAACGTCAGGCGCACGTTGCGCAGGGCGATCTGCACCCCTTCGTCTACGGTCAACTTCCCCCTCCGCGTCGTTGGCGCACCAGACCGCCGTGCTTGCGGCGGTACTCCTCGAAGGGATCTCCTGACGCCGAACTCGCCGCCAGCGCCGCTTCGATTGGGGGCAGCAGCTTTCCACCAGGCATCTCCAGGTGTGGCCCGTCCCCACTGACTCGCCCTAACCCATACCTGCGTGCGTTCTGGTCGAGCCAACGGTACCCGGCTGGCGTGCCCTCCACGTCCAGAGCGTCCCCACCCATATGGTTACTGGTCAACGTCCATGTGATCGGATCACCTGACCTGGACCGGCCCTGCTGAAACAACATCTTCTGCCGCTCGTCGCTGCGCCTGGTCTCGCGCACCGGGAAACGAAACCCGGCACTGTCGGCCCCCGCCGCCAACCGAAGGTACGCCCTCCGCACTTCCGGCTCCAAGCTGTCGAGCGACCGGTCCACCCGCTGCGCGTCAGGCCCGAAGCTGCTGGCCGGGCGATCCAGAACGGCCTGCTCGTACCGATCCAGCGTCAGGCCGTTCGCGAGCGGACCCGCCAAAGCCGAGATCAGGTGCGTGGGTCGGCGCCCGTCCTTCCCAACGCGAGGGCTGTCGTACACTGACCCTCGCGCACCCGAGCGAATGTGCCCCGCCCCCAACACGGACGGGCGTGGCCGCACCACCCGCACCGCCGGCAGGACAGGCAGAGCATCCCCACCCCTCCCCACCTCACGCGACCCGGCAATCCCGAGCAGCCGCAGCAGGCGCTCCCGCAACGGAGGCGGATCACGGTCCACCCTCAAACCCCCAGTGCCCGGTTGATGGGATTGCCCTTCTTGGGCCGCCCTTTGCCCTTCTTGCCCTTGCGACCCTTCTCCTTCTGCTCCACGGCGAAGTAGGCCCGCTCCCCCTTCGCGGAGCCGTACTGCTCCTTCATGGCGGCCATCTTTTTCCGGTTGACTGGCATCGTACCCCCTAGCCCTCCTGTAGTGGCCCAGAACCGCCGTGAACCCACCACCCACCCCCAGGAGCGCACCCGCGCCCTGTTGATCCCCTGAGGGCCACCTACGAGCGCGTGATGGCCTCGGTGGTCGCCGCACTCGGAGCCGTTGCCGTGAGCGCCCCCTGGGCCACCCCCGCCTGCGTGGCCGCGTAGTCGGCGTCGGTGACCCCAGCGTCCGCGTCCAGCTTGGCGAGCAGCGCGTTGTGCTTGGTGACCAGCGCATTCAGGGCCGTCCTCGCCGCGGCTGCGTCGACCACCGCCGCCGTCAGCTTGGTCCTCAGATCAGCCACCTCGGCGCGCAGGAGGTTGAACTGGTCCCCCATCACTGAACTTCCGCAGTTGTTCCAGTGAGCCATCGTGCCCTCCCCTGTGATCCAGCAAACCCCCAGGAGCGGCCCGGCCAGTCGGCTCAGGCCGCTCACCCTGGATCAGGAAGTTGCGTCGAACTGAACGGTCTGGTTCGCGGGCTGACGGGTCACCAGCTCGCGGTAGGTGAAGAGGACCGCCTTGTAGGCGTCGGTGTCGTCCACCGCCTTCAGCACGGTCCCGTCGCGCTGCATGAACTGGATGTCCTCCATCATCATCCAGGTGATGGACGGCATGTGGAGGTAGAAGATGCGCTGGGGCGGCGCGTCCTTGTCCACCATCAGCGGCTTGCCGTCGTACTCGATTGCGCTGAAACCACCCTCCAGCTTCATCGGGTTGGTGAAGCGCACCTGGCTGGTGAGCAGCGCCTCGTACGAGCGCCGGACGGCGTGGCTGGTCACGATCAGGGTCGGCTCGGCCGTTCCGTTGATGTCCGCCTGGTCCATCGCGACCCGCATCCCCGAAAGGCTGACCGCCCCCCCGGCCCCGGTGCCGACCTGCACCAGGTTGGCCTGCCACTCGGGACGCCCCGTCCGCGAGAGCCCCAGGTAGGTGCCGGTCGCCTGGAGGATGCCCGACAGCCCGGTGATCTCGTTGTTGACCGAGGTGCGGCCCACCGCGTCCCCGCGGTAGATCAGGCTGCCCTGGGTTACGGAGACCGCCGCGTTCAGCGTGATCGTGCCGTTGCTGTTCACCTGCGTCACCTGCGCGTACACGTTGTCGGTGGCGATGAACACGTTCATCTTCCGCCGGAACGTCTTGGTCTTGTCGCTGGTGGAGAGCGCCGCGTCGATGTAGGTGAGCCCATAGGGCCGGGTCACGGCGATGGTGGCCGACCCGGCGGAAGTGGTCTGCACCACCCCCAGCACACCACTGCCGTCTCCCCACACCTGGCGCGCCAGGTCCAACTCCAGCCCCTCGCGGGTCGTCCTGAGCGCCGTCTTCAGGGCGTCGGCGTACGCCGCCTTGTTGCCCTGAGTAGCGCTGATGGCGGGACCCGTGATGTACATGAGGCTGTACAGGTACTTCACGTTGCCGAGCGCCTGGTCGAACTCCGCGAAGCCCGGATCGGGCAGCACGACGTTCTCGCCGCGGGCCCCCACGCCCTGGCTCGCATTGGTCTCCAGGGGAAAGATGAACTGACGCCCGTGCGTGGGCTCCTCCTGCCGGATCTGGGACAGCATGTACGTCTTGCGGTTCACCAGGTCCTGGATTTTTTCCGTCAGGGTGTCGTCCTTCAGCAGCGCGTTGATCGTGCTGAGGGCTCCACCCCGGTCGTAGATCACCTGTCGGGCCATGTTCACGTCTCCTGTGCTGGCGGGCCCCTGCCCGCCGGTGGGTTACGTCACAGCCCCGAGAAGTTCATCGACACGAGCCGAAACGGGGTCCGAAGACGCAGCCGCGTTTCTCAGCTGGCGACCCGCGGGAGCCGCGGGAGACGGGGGGCGCCCCGCACCAGGAATGATCCGCTTGCGACCGTTGAGGGCGGCCTTGCGCACGTCCTTGCCACGCTTGACTCGCACCTCCGCCTCCACCTCGCGACGAGTGCCCTGGCGCAGCTTGTCCACGTGCTTCTGCGCGCGCTGCACCGCGGCCACGATGGCCTCGTCCTTGATGCGGTACCCGGTGCCGGCCACGATGCTCGCGCGGATGGCGTCCGCCACGAACTCCTCGGCCAGTTCCCGCCCCGCCTCGTCCAGCTTGAGCCGCTGCGCCGCGGCCTCCGCGAGTCGATTGGCGTGGCGCCCGAAGTCCTTCCGCTCGGACGCCTCCAGGTCCCGCTCCCGCCGGTCGCGTTCGGCGTCCTCCGCCTGCCGCTTGCGGCCCGCCTCGTACTCCCTGCGCTTCTCGGGGTCTTCGATCATCTCGGCCACGGCATCGTACGCGCGCTGGAACAGCTCGGGGTCGTCCAGAGCCATACCGATCAGCGCCTGCTCCCTGCCGCCGCCCTTCTTCTTGTCCTCCAGCTGCGCGATAAAGCCGTCCAGGACCGCCTTGGCGTCCAGCACCTCGGCGCGGTCGGTCTCCACCTCGCCCCTGGCCGCCTCGACCTCGCGGCGCCTGGCCGCGAGATCCTGCGTCTTCACCGTGAGCGCGGCCTGCATGTTCTTGTAGGCCTTCGACAGCTCGGGCGAGGCCTTGATGGTGGCCATCTCCTTCGCCGTAAGCCTGCCGGCCGCCAGGTCGGCGGACGCGTCGTCCTCCTCGCCTTCCTCGTCCTCGTCCAGGTCTTCGTCGTCGGCGTCCCCTTCGGCGCCTTCGTCGTCACCCTGGTCCTCCTCGCCGTCTTCTGCATCCAGATGGTCGTCGTCGTCGTCAGCGGGGGCATTGTCGGCCTGGTCCGCTTCGTCGTCGTCGGTCTGGTTCGCATCGGCATCGGAACCGTCCGTCTCCTGGTCCGCCTTGGACAGCAACGAGTCGACCAGATCGAACTCGTCCTGGGCGGGTGCAGCGTCGGCTCCCTCTTCGCTCGGCTCCATCACATGCCTCTCGTGCGGGGTGAACGTAAGCAAGGGGCCCCCCGTGCGGCTGGTCCTCGCGGATCTTAAGCCGGCGCGCCCTGGAGCGCGGCCAGCTCGGCCATCATCTTGTCCTGCTCACCACTGGCGGGCGCGCCACCCTGGCCCGGCACCTCCAGGCCCGGAATCGCCCCCGCCATGTCAGCCGGCGCCTCGGCCTGCTGCTGCATCAACTGGTCCGGAGGGGCGGCCGGATCGGGCGGAGCCTGGCCACCGGGCGGCGTGCCGCCGTTGGCGATGTTCTTCTCGGCCCGCTTCTGGTCCCTGGCCTGCATCTGTGCCTGCACATGCTGCAGGAACGCCTCCTGCGCAGGCTGGCTCCACTTGCGGTGCGTCCCGGCCTTCAGGATGCGCACGTGCTGGTTCGTATGCGCCTCGTGATTCTGCCACCACTGCACCTCCGGCAGCTGCGCGCCGGGCTCGAACTGGGAGAACAGGTCCTCCTCGTTCAGCGCCTCCTGAACGTCGATGTCCTCCTGGTCGGCAAACGCTTCCAGCCCACCGATGGGCAGCATCCTCGCGAACGCCGCCTTGTCCAGCTCCCTGGTGTCCGGGTCCACGAACAGTGCCGGCATTTGCTGCGCCAGCGAGATCAGCATGGACTGACGCGCCGTCTTGCTCCACGGGAAGCTGCTCTCCGCCACGGGCACCACGTCGACCGCTCCCTCCAGATCGGCGGCCGAGAAGGACCGAACCTGGAACTTACGCCCCGGCCCGGAGATCCGGATCAGCCGGTCGTCGGTGTAGCGGCTCTTGACGATCTGCAGCACGTCGTTGGCGAGGCGCGCCACCACCTCTTCGAGCATCGCCAGGAACGGGCCGAAGTCGGTGTCGTCCGCCTCCTGAAGTTGCAGGAAAGCCACACCCGCCGTAACCCCTGGCGGTGGCGTGCCCTGCGAAACCTGGTGGATGCCACCCACCAGCTGGTAGTCGTCCAGCACTCGCTGGCGCTCCCCGTAGACCGCGCTGGGCAGCGGCTTCAGGTCCATCTGCTCCGGCTTGAAGCCGGGGTTGTACTTCACCACCTCGCCCGGCTCGGTCGTGATCCGGCTCTTCCTGATGCCGCTTCCCTGGGGCACGAGCCACTTGCCACGGATGAAGAGGTTGTGGTGTTCCTTGATCTGGCCGCACAGCTCGTTGTACTCGCGGTTCAGCGGTACCACTGCCTCCATGCTCGCAGCCGCATGGTAGCGCCCCGGGATCACCACGTCCACGATGTGGTGCACCGGGGGCCACACCTGCTCGGGCAGGTCGCCTGGCTCCTCCAGTACCACGTCGTCGTTGCAGGTAACCCAGTAGCGACCCCCCGGATACTCGTCGCTTGGCTTCTCGTGGTGGAAGAGCACCAGCACCTTATCCAGCTCCCTGGCCCGCTCGTCCCTGGGAGAGGCGGTCCGCATGTCGCCGCCCAGGATTCCCGAAAGCGACGATGCGTAGTCACGCAGCTGACTTTCGTCTTCCGGCCGGGGGTGCGGACCCGACCCCTCGAACGCCCTGGGCCAGTTGCGCTGCACAGCCCTCAGGGTCATCGGGTCCCCGACAGTAACCTGATTTACCTCCTCATCGCAGGTAGCGTCTGGGTTTACCCGCACCTGGAAGGGGGACAGGGCTTTCACCCCCACCTCGCCCTCGTCCACCACGTGCGGCTCGGCTCCCTTCTGTGGCCTGCCGTCCTTGCCCAGCTTCGGCTCGCCGTTCTCGTCGCACGGACAGGACACCACCTCGGTGCCGACCTTCATCTTGATGCCGAGCGTGGAGGCGTACCTGGGCACCTCCACATCGACGTACAGCTCCCGAAGCCTGCCGGTCGAAGTGTTCCAGTACGGATAGAGGTATCCGTTGCCGGTGATGATGGCCCAGGACACGCTCTCGCGCAGCCGCCGAGCGAGGCGCAGCTCGATCCACTTTGCCTTCAACACATCCTCCGCGAGCCCCGCGGCCTGCACATCTTCGGGATCGGAGGACGCCGGGTTCACCTGCCAGGCCGGACGGGTCTTCAGGACTTTCGAGAGGAAGGTGCGGAAGAAAGGGAGGCAGAGGTTGATGACCGGACGCTCACGGTAGTCCGGGGCGACCGGCAGCACGAACTCGCCGTTGCGATTGACGTACCACTGCTTGTTGACCAGGAACAGCAGGTTCTCGGTCCAGATCTGGTGCAGGGGGCGCAGAGCCTCCGTCTGCTCGTCCCAGAGCGCCCGTGTGTACCGGGCGTAGGCGCGCTGATCCTCCTCGCTGCGACCAGGACTCTCCGGATAGGCGTCTACCCTGGTTGAGCCCCGGACGGAACCGGGAATGCGGTGATCGACCAGTTCGTCTACGGTGGACAATACCGCCTCTGGGGAAGAAGGAGTGAGCGATTGGGGGGACGTACCGGACCGACCGGGCCGCGAAGGCATCGGGCCGCTACGCACCCCCCCAACCACCCTTCCTTGTCGGGGAAGTTCGCCGGAGCGAACTATGCTACCCTAACGCACCATCACGAATCCAGCAAGTGGTTCACCACCGAACTGTCCACCGATGCACCACCGTCGGCGCGCCTGCGCGCCCGCTGCACCTCATACTCGTGCTCGTCGCTCAGCACCCAGCCCTCCTCCGGTCCGTCCTCCAGAAGGCTCACCTTGCCCTGGCCGCGCTGCGTACCCAGCTGGTACTTCAGGTCCGCTCGCTCACGCTGCAGGTCGCGCAGCTCTCGGGTTAGCCCGTCACGTTCGGCCGCCCATTCGCCGGTTCGCTGATGCACCCGTTGCAGCGCCTCTTCGTAGGTCGTGCGCCACCGCTCATCTTCACGCCGCTGAAACTCCTTCCAGACCTTCACCTCCCACCCCCGCATCGTCCACCCCACGACCATCCCTGCCAACAACAGTCCCGTCGCCACCACTACCGTCAGTAGCACCGCCATCTGCTGCTGGTTCATGGCCCACCTCCTCCTCTATGGGTTCGCACTGAAGCACCCGGTACAGGTTGAGCAGACGTGCCCCCAAGGCCGGGGGCAGCTCCGTCTCCATGAAGACCACGTCCTCATAGCCGAACGCGTCCTCGTACTTCACCAGGTAGAGCATGCGTCACTCCCGCCCCTCGTACCTCTCCTGCAGCTCCTGAAGATGCTGCCTCACCTCCCGGTCGGCGGACGAGATCGCCTCGGGCACGCCCTCGCGCTTCAGGCGCTCCTCCTCCGGCTCCTCCGGCGCGGAGAGGCGCGCCATCACGAAGTACCGCATGGCGGACAGCATGTGCGCCCCTCCGGCAGACTTGTCGTCCAGATCCTCCTTGCGGCTTCCCTCGGGGGTGCGTTTCCACCTCGCGCGGTTCAGCTCCCACACCAGGCGCGATACGGCAAGCGCGTCGTCCCCCATCAGCCAGGTGGACATCAGGTTATCGAACAGGTAGAGCCTCGCCTCGCCCTGTACCGGCCGTGGCCGAAGCACCGCCACGGGCGTCGGCAGCCTGGGATCGGGCGTCAGGTGTTCGATCATGCGGCCGATCCCCGCCTTGCGGGCCTTGAGCCCCTGGTCCAGCGCCACGAAGGCCAAGCGGGTGCCGTTGCTCTGCGCCCAGATGTTCAGCTCCAGCACCGTCTGAGGATCTTCGGTGTCCACGTAGAAGACGAACCAGTCCTCCTCGTTCTCCTCGCGGATACCGTAGATTTCCTTCACCATCGCCCACACTTCCTGGGCGCGCTGGGCGGTGGACTCGTGCTGCGAAAAGTACTCACCGACGATGTAGGTACGCCCGTACGGGTCCTGCGCCCCGAACACCGCGGCGAAGCCGTTGAACCCCGGATCGACCCCTCCCCACCGTTCGTAGTAGCCCGGCACCTTGAAGGCCGGCACCACGTGGATGGCAGGATCGAACATGGGAAACACGCCGCCCGAGCGCGCCTTGTACTTGCCGAAGATGCGGATCAGGCGCGCGATGGGGTCCTTGATCGACCGCGCGAAACGCAGAATCTGCTCGCGGGACAAGTGGGGCACCAGCGAGCGACCCACCCCCAGCTCCCATACCTGCTTGAGCTTCTGACAGCCGCAGTCCTCCACGGAGCAGCGCTGGTCGCGGCCATGCTGCTCGGGCAGGTGGCCGCACTCGCACTCGGGCAGGTACTCGGCCAGGGCGCCCTCGATCACCTCCACGCGCGGGCTGCCGGCGACCCAGGGCAGGTACAGCTCGTCGTACGTCCAGCCGAGCCCGGAGACCGGGGTCTCGGTCATCAGCATGTCGCCGTTGCTGTCGATAAGGCGCGCCGTACCCTCCTCGTAGATGTCGTGCGGGCACTCCTCGTCCAGCCACATGAAGTCCACCGCGCCACCCTGCCAGCCCTCGCGCCCCACCTCGTAGGACACGAAGAACAGCTCGCAGAGCCCCCCGTCGGCGCGGCGGAAGACCGCCCACTTCTCGGTGCGGTTGTACTGGATCAGGTACTTGCGAGGCACCCAGCGGCGGAAGAGACGCTGGGTGGTCCGGAGAAAGAAGTTGTAGTCGGGAAACCCGCACCAGATCGAGTGGTGCGGACGAACCTTCTTGTAGGGATGGGTACCCGTGGCGCGCCAAAGCGCCTCTCGCATCCCGCACGTACTCTTGCCAAAGCGGTTGGCGGCCACCAGCAGGATCTCCTGCTTGTCCGACTGGTGTACCCGAAGCTGCCCGACGTGCGGCGGAAAGCCGCTGTTGAGCGGGTCCTCCTTGGAACTCTTCTCGCGCACCCGCTGAACGCGGGCGAGCCGCTTCAGCTCCTCTGGCGGGAGGTGAGCAGCTACATTGGGAACCTCGGAGAGAAGGCCGCCAGACTTCACACTTCCTCCCGCGGCGGCCAGATTTGCACTCCATGAATCGTGAGCACCCGGAGCCCTGGTCCCTCGACCCCCATCACCGCGCTCCGCAGCCCATCCTCCAGGAACTTGGAATCCAATATCCCCGCATCACACACCGAGAGAAGCGCCGCCTTTGCTCCAGCCGCCCGAGACTCCATCCGGATCTGCGCCCGGATCTCGTCTTCTCGATTCTGCACCAGTCGCCTCAGCGTCTCGCGCGTCACCCGGCGCAGCGACTCCAGCTCATGCGTGGCGGCCGCCAACTGAAGCGCCAGCTCAGACTTGGTGGTGCGCCGACCGACCCTGCTCATTTCGCTTCCACCAGGGAACCCGTGATAGTCCGTTCGTCCACACCAACGATGATGTAGCGAGCACTACCGTTGGCGCAGTTGATGAGCAGGTGGCCCCCCTCCCGCCGCAGCAGCTCAGGATTCGCCCCTTCCAGCAGCTCGCGAGCAACAACGATCTGCTGGGTGAACCGGTCTACGGTGACCCGGCCATCCCCATGGCGAGTGAACGTCGGCTTCTCCATCACGCCTCCCAGGGTGCGGGCTCGTCCACGTACTGCGTGCGTGGGTCTAGGTCGGGCACTGTGACCCGCGGGCGTGGCGGGGTGACCCAGGTAGGGGGTGGCCGCCACTCGGGCCTCGTGGACGTGCTGGGCTGCGCCTCCAGCTTCTCCTGCACCAGCCCCTCCAGGAGGTTCGCCAGCCGGTCGAGCGCGTCCAGCGCCTCGGTCCACCGGTTCTTCACGTTCAGCTTGCGAAGCCGCACACGAAGCTGGCCCAGGAAGCGGATCGCCCACACGTTCAGAATGCCGCGCTCCCACAGCAGCTCCGCGGCGAGCGGCGCCATCCACTCCTCGGGGATGAACACCACGTCCCCGTTCTCGTTCCCGATAATGAACCGCCCATCACCGTTCAGTCCCGCCGTCCAGATGTCTTTCTTGCTGGCGGGCCGCGGGACCAGCATGCCCATCAACGATGGACCCAACCGTGAAACACGGAATACCCCACTCCCCTGCTCGCCAGTTTAGCGTTGCGCATACGGTACTCCGCCGGGGGCCATGCCCAGTATCCCCCCATGCTGGGAACAAAGTACCCACCTTCCGTCTTCGCCCCCACCAGACAGACGCGATAGAGCCACCGCCACCGACACTGCCACGCCCCCAGCCACCACGCAACCCACCCCGCAGCGATTACCATTTCGTCCCTGTCCCAAACTTTGTATGCAATGAACCAACCAACTGGCAGATCCATCCGGCGGAGATCGCTCATCCGTATGCGGCGCACAAACATCGCGCGAACGACCTGCCACGCGGACTCCGAGAACGGTGACATCACCTCTTCTCCTTGCGGCGGTTCTTCTGCTTCCCGCGCTTCGGCTGCAGGGTGATGATGTCGAACTGGTGGTGCGGCTTGCCGTTGCAGATGCCCCAGCGGCCCTTGCGCTCATACCCGCGGCCACACACGGGACACCCTCGCGCGTGATCGTGTGGCATCAAACACCTGCGTGGTACATGCCGTGAAGGCCACGGAGCAATACCCCCTCCTTCACCCGCTCCGCGGAATCGTACCGCCCTGCACCAGGGCCGACGCAGAGCGGCGTAATCCACATGGGGTCCGCGGCATGTGGCAGAATGCGCTTAATGTCAGCGAATGGAACAGTGTAGTCGGTACCGGGAAGCCATACCCGCCCTACTTGGGCCAAATACTCGCTGAAGTCTTCGATCTGCTCCGGCGTGCCCACCCGCACCAACAGGCGCAGTCTCTCGACTACGCCACAAGAAACGGCCTCCAACAACTGCGCACGCACGTCGTCGGGACGGCCGTGGAAATCATCCGGCAGGAACGCCGACAACGAGTATTCCAAATATTCCACTGGGATTACCTCGGCATGGGTTCAACGACCACCGCGCCACACTCCAGCAGAACCAACAGAGCTTCGTTTACGTCACTGCACGCTGGCTCCGTGTCGGGAAAACATCCATCGTACTGAGCGACCAGCACACGCAGAGTTTCCCGCGTGACTGGCTCGCGAGGGTCCAGCATGTGAACGAGGAAGCCTGCATCGGGACCCGGATCAAGACCCTGCATCTCCTCCCGGAAACTCCCGTCGGGATGGTGGGTGTTGCGCCGAAAACCGTGGGCGATCATCTCACTTCGCCTTCTTGGGCGGCACCACGCCCAGATCTGCCTGCGTCAACGCAGAGATCCGCAGCATGTCCGCGATCAGCCTCTCACGCCCTGCGGCAAACGTGTCGGGCAGGGGCTCTATCTTCACGATCTCCACAAACTGCTGTGACACGACTCACCTCCCGAAGTAGATGGCCCAACCGATCCTCGCGTTCAGCAGGACCTGGTCAAGACCAGAAGCGCGGTGGCAGCGCGCAGGGTGCGAGACGACGACGAAGCGGACCAGCCGCAGGAAGCGCCAGATCATGGCATATAGTGGTCGAAGACAACGTCCACGTCCGTCAAGCCCATACGGTACCCCGGCATCTTCCACCGGGCCAGAGGCACCAATCGAAGCTCGCGTCCATCACACAAAGCGAACTCCCCCTGAGTTGCGTTGTACCGACGAATGTCCGGCTTGAGCACGTCCGTCACGATCCGCGCACAGTACTCCACCAGATTCTGACTGGCGACCACGTAAAAGATTACCGGCTTCTCACTCTTCAGCGCCTGACGCAACAGAGCCGTCGTCCGGCCGGTACCGCACTCCTCGCGCTCCAACAGCTCGCTCAGGTAGTCGCGCAAACCCCATATCCTGCCGGCCAGTTCAGTGTCACCCATGAGAGTGGCAGTCGTCTCCAGTGCCTCCGCCACCATTCGCTGGCAATCCCCCGGCCGCTGCTCCATTTGCCGCAGCATGGTGAACGACGCAGTCAGTTGCTGGCGCTCCACCAAAAGGGGCCGGACACTATTGGGGTGGCGACTCACGGCCATTGGACTTTCTCCAGCGCTTCGGTCTGCAGCTTGGGCAGCTGCACAGGAGAGACGCCGAGGTGGACAAGCCCGGCGAACATGAGCCACAGGGCGTCGGACTCGTTGTGGTTACCGCCCTGATAGTCCAACCTCCTCACCGCCTCCGCGAGCGGCAGACCCTTCTCGCAGCTACCCACCCCGGTCGCGAACTTCTTGAGCGTGGTGGGCGGCACCTCCGCCACGGCCAGATCCTCCTCGAAGAGCGCCAGCCGTACCACGCCCCCCATCTCGCCGGTCCCGTGGACCTGGCTGTTCTTCTGCTTGGCCGAGCCGAAGCTGTACCCCTCGATCACCACCAGGTCCGCGCCCGCACAGATCAGCAACACCTCGTCGCGGATCTGTTGCAGGCGTTTCATCCCGAATGTTTTGGGGCGAATGCGACCCACCTCGTACGCTCCACTGTTGGTTGGCTGCGGTGCCTGCCCCGAATCAGGCAGCCACACTTCATCGGAAAGCCATGACGCCCACCCCGTGTCCGTCAGCGAGAGATCCAACCCCACGACTTTCATTTGTACATCCCATGCAAGCGGTGGAGGGTGACAGCCATGTCCGTCGTGACCGCCTCGTCGGCTTCAGCGTACTGCCGGCGCAGAAGCTTGTCTTCGGCGGAGTCGGCTTCGATCAGCGTATCCATCAGCACGCACAGCACAGCAAAGACCGGGGCCTGCCGCGCATGCACAAGCTCGTGCACCACCGTCAGCTCTCGCTCGCGAAGGGTCAATACACCCCACGCTTGCGAAAACCTCACCACCGCAGAGCGGTAGCGGTAGCTGACGTGCGCCTTCGCCACGAAGGCCTCTGTGTGCTCAAACTTGATCTCCAGCGTGTCGACCCACGCAGGAACCAGCCAAAGCCAGTGCTCCACAAGTTCCACCAAAGGGTCGTGCAACGGGTTGGAATCGGCTATGTCCCAGATCACCTGGGGGCGTCCGAAGACGCGGTCCCAGCGGCTCATCCAGCCCCCCGGGCCAAGAACTCGCGCACCGGAATGCGGCGCACCTCTCTCAGCTCGTACTCGACCACCTCGCACCCCTCGGCCCCGGCCGTCTCGACCACCTCGTCCACGGAGCTGTTCCAATGGCTACCGATCATCAGGTGCTTCCTCGTCTCCGCCGAATTCGGCCACAGCTTCCCGCGCGACCCTGTCTCTCCCCGCTTGCCTGGACCCCGGAAGGTGCCGTTCGGCCGCCTGATCCGGTACACCCGGTCCCTCTTCGGCTCCGCCGCCATCGGGCCCCTCCGTATCCTGTTCGAGATCGTACCCCAGCTGCTCGCAGAACATCGCGCAGTCCTCCACGACCTGCGCGAACGCCCGGCCGCGATCCTCCGGCGCTTCGTCGTCCTCGGTGAACAGCTCGAAGAGCAGGGAGCGGATTCCCTTCAGGCGCTGCTTGACGCTCACCCTAGTAACCCCAGGATCGCTCAGGACCCTCGTAAAGAGAGGAGGGCAGGGCTGGATGGCCTCACCCCCCTCTCGTGCGTTTAAAGGCAGGGAGAGGGTGCAGGACTCCAACCTGCTCACCTTCCGCCGGAGCGGCAGCTCGTTTACGCGGGCCGTCTATCCCGCCAGAGCTTTCTCCCTTTCCCTGCCCGGCCAGGAGGGGGAGAAGGGCTTTGCCCCCGTGCTGGTTCCCCCGCCAAGAGTCTCCAGCCCGGCGCCAGGCAGGTTGCCCCGCCCAGCACCCTCCTCCCCCAAATCGGGACGGCGGGACTCGAACCCGCGACCTCCCGCTCCCAAAGCGGGCGCTCTCTCCAACTGAGCTACGTCCAGAACCACTCGCTTGTCCCGGCCCCACCCCTGAGACCACAGGGAAGATCGACTGCCCACCCCCACCTGTCAAGCGGTTCGTGAAGGGGACGGTGCGTCAGAAGGCCCTCTCCGCGGTGTGGCAGACACAGTTACGATCCGCGCAGTGATACGAGACGGGATTCGGAACGTTCAGCCACCCGCCCTTGCGGCACGAGCAGCGCCAGCAAAACTCGGCGACACCTTCCCCGATCACCAGCAGGCGTACGTTGCCGACTCCCCCGCGATCCTCGTGTGCGTGGTCTTTGTGGGTAGGGCGCTCAGCAGTGCTTACGACGACACCCCTGTGGTGATCGTTACAATGCACGCAGGGTGTTCGAGGCTGATTCAAGACCCCTCCCCGTGCGGGATCTGGTCCGGCACGGGCGACTCCTCCACCACCCTCACCTCGCCGTCGAACTCGCCCCAGCTCTTGCGCTCGACCGCGGAGGCGTCGGGCAGGTCCCGCTGCACCGCCTCGGTCAGCATCCGCATCATGTCGCCCAGCGTCGGTGCGAGCGCGGGCATGGCGGCCACGAAGGTGAACTGGATGTCGGGCCCTCCCCCACTGGGGCTCAGGATGATGTGCGAGACCGACAGCAGCATGCCCTTCCGGTCCATCTCCCGCAGGATGTCCCCGAGCGTGGTCTCCAGCGTGTGGACCTGCAGGTCGCTCTCAGCCATTTCGGTCCTCCTGGTGTGCCACCGTCTCCCCCTTCAGTGCCCGGCGCAGACCGTTGAGCAGGATCTGGTTCACCGTCGCCGACTGGGGCACCGAGAAGTTGATGGCCTCCAGGATCGACAGGGCTGCGTGGTGGTGTATGCGCATCTCGTCCAATTCCTGCCGCAGGTGGTCCCGCCCGTCCGCCACGGCCAGCACATCGGTGCCCGCGATGACGACTCTCGGGCAGAGCAGGGCGGCCAGCTCCTCCGAACGGACGCGCAGCACCTCCTCGTGCGCACCGAGCGCGACCGCCCCCGCAGCCGCGCCGTGGTTGAACAAGGCCGCCGCAAGCTGGTCCAAGAACGTCTCGGCCATCATCCCTCCTCCGGTTGCTGGGTGACATCAAGTCCACTCCGGAGGCCCTGGAGGACGAACTGGCGCAGCTCCTCGATCTCCTGCTCCCACTCCTCCGGCACCGGGAGCGCAGAGCGCACGCAGGCTGACACGGCGGCCTCCAGCTCCTTTATCCGCTCGCCCGCGATGAACCGGCGCGGCAGAACGTACGGAAGGGACTGCGTCCGCTGCACCCGCCGGTTCTCCACCACCATCGGCGCGGCAGATGGCGAGTCACGGGGCGCGAAGGTGTTGCCCTCCACCACTAGATCGGGCATGGGGTCCTCACATTTCTCCGAGGCAGGCATCCTTCGCGCCCAGATGGTCGGCGGCTGGAGCAGGTGCGCCACCTCGCGAGCACGAAACTCCACTTGCGTCACGTCAGACTTGCGCGTCTGGTGAAGATGGACCAGCGCCCGCGATAGCGGCGTGTCCACCACCAGCGCGTGGATGCGCTCGTCGTGCTCGCGCTCCATCCCTCTCAGCCTCTCCGCGTTGACTTCCTCCGCCTGCTGAAAAGCGGTCTCCCGCGGGGTCCTTGCTGTCTCCCGTTCCTTCACCTCTCGCGTGCCTTCTGCTTCGGACTCGGGCGTGAGGTGGGCCAGCAACTTGGGAGGAACCGGCGAGACAGGGCACCACACCACCCACCCGACCCTGTCCTTGTCGTAGCGGTCTATCGGGAGGTGATAGGTTTGGGGAAGCCATGGCTTACTGGAGGAAAAATTGGAGTACGCCCTTTCAACGAACCGCAACGAGCCGGGACGCATCGGCTCGCTTCCGTCGCAGTGCCTCGCCTCCTCCTCCAGCCTTTCGGCAGCCCCAACCGTGATAAAGTACTTGGCCATCACCCCTCCTGCGCAGAGGATGCGTACAGCCCCAGGCGGATCATCGCCTTCTTCGCCCCAGCCGGGCTCATCCCTGCCGCTCGGGCGATGCCGCGCAGGGACAGTCCCCCACGAGCCACCAGCTCCTTCAACTTCTCGTCGCTCTTGCCGTAGGGCGAGGGGCGCTCCCCCAGACCCAGGCGCTCCGCCGCCTTCTTCGCCCCCGTGGGGCTCATCCCTACCCGGCGCGCCAACTCCCGCAGCGACAGGGACGCATCCCCCCAGAGCTCCCGCAGCTCTCCGTCCTTGCCGTGCCGCTTCCAGTGCCCGCCGCCCATCGCACTCTCCCGTGCAGGTGAACGAATAGTGAACCGTGCCAACAATCTGCGGGTGTCACAGGGGGATGTCAACCAGCTTGGTTCCGGAGATCCCCTTGCGCGCCCTCGTGTGCGTGTGTACGCGCGTGTGCGTGCGCGTCTCTGACCATACTATGGTATCTGTGGTAGCTTCCTGTATAGACCGGATAGCTGGTCAGGAGCAGCAGAAAGATGTGCAGGAGCTACAGATTCCATGGAAGCTACCGGTATAGACCAGTCGCTAACAGGAAAAAATCTTTTAAACACACTATCCGCGCGCGAGAACAGCACCATGTAAACCATTGCAGGAACGGCGTTTACATGGTGAGGTGGGTCGCCACACGACCCAGGGGGTAGGCCAAACCATCCGGCCGCAACGAGTTACAGCAACTCTGGACAGCGACTCCCTAGGGCGTGCTACGACCCACCCCCCAGACCAGGTGCTGCTGCCGCAACGAGTTAAGCCCTCTCGTCCCGTACGCGCGCGCGAGGGACCCAAATCTGGACGGGGGTACCAGGGAGGGGGTCCAACAGCGGTGTCCCTGTGCAGCAGAATGTATCATTTCCGCGCGCGACCCGGCCGGGGGACCCGACCGCCTACCCGGGGGGCACCCAGGGGGGGTACCCCATCCACCTCACACGTGAGGCGGCGCCTCGCACAGGATTCGTCCTGCTCCTCTATCGATCTCCTTCTTTTGCCCGCGGAGCGGGCCACCATCCAGCATGGCCGCCAACATTTCCCGACACAATCCCAGGTTTACATAAAGCCGCTTATCGGCATTCGACCTGAATCCAGCACCCAATGGGCCAGTGTGTGCAGGTTTGGCACGAGTTGGCAGGCTGTTCCTGTCAGTTCACTGACACCCGCCTGAAATCGCTCTCAGACGCACGAGAACCCGCCGGGTGGCTCCTGACACCTCCAGCGGGTTCCTCGTGGCTCCTGAGTGGGCTAGCGTGCGAATCTCAGGGTGTTCTGTGGGAGAGGGGACAGCTCCTTCGACCAATGGCGTGGTCGCCTACAATGGCGGCGTGCGGGATTTGAACCCGCTCGGATGCGTGACCGGGCCCGATGCCCGTTGATGGCCCTGCGGGCCCCGCATCCTTCCTGGTGGAGAGGTTAGGTTAACCCTCCCCCGCCGCAACCGGGAGACCGACCCCGCGTGCGACTGCGTCCTCGATCCTGCACCACACGCACCGCACGTCCTTGCAGGGTCGTTGCTGCGAGCACGGGGGACGGTTCGCAACGAGCGATTCGGCAACCTGCCTCAATTTCTCATTCATCCCCTGGCCTCCCTCTCCGGCGCTTGCGCCACGACCGGCCGTCCCACGCCCTGTTGCGCGTCCTTCGTGCGTACGGCCACCGCACGGCGCCCAGGGTGTACGACAGCACGCCCAGCCTGCGAGGCGCTCTCCTGCTCATCCTCATGGCCACCATTCCCGCCTTGTCCTCACCAGCGCCACCACGAGGTTGACTGCGATCACCACCAGTGCGATTGCCACTCCGAACATGTGTCTACCCCCTCGCCTTTCCCAGGCCGTGCGCGGCCTGCTCCACCACCACCATCGACCCGTCCACCACCTCCCCGCCAGCCGGCAAGACAAGGCCCTGCCTCGACTGCGCCACTTGCAGCGCCCAGGCGCGCACCTCTTCCGGGTTGTCCCGCACGTAGGCCGCTGCCTCGCTCCACGTGAGGCCCCGGCTAGCCATGAGGCTTACCGCCGCCTGCAGCTGCACGTCCGTCAACTCCTCTTCGTGCCTCACCACCGCGTCGATCTTCTGCACCACCGGCCCCAGGCCTCGCGCCATGATTTCTCTCACCGCGCCCAGCGCGACCGTACCGTTCTTGTTGTCCATCAGGTCCACCAGTCTGCGCTGCGCCCTCGGCAGGAGCTCACTCCAGTCCTGCATTCGGTTCTGCGTGCCCCTCAAGAATTGCTCATAGGCCTCGCGGATGACCTTGCGTTCCTTCAGCCAGCGCGAGCCTGTTCCTGGCGCGAGCCCCACGTCCACCGCCGCCGATTTCGCGTTGCCTCCGTTCATGCAGAGTGCCGCCACGAAGGCCACGTCCACAGGCCGAAGCCTGCCCTCCGAGGCCGCCTGGCGCTTCTTCGCCGCTCTCTTCCGCATGACGGCCAGCGCCCGGCCGCTGACCCTTCCAGCTCGCCTAAACTTGTCCACCACAACGATTTGTGGCTGCTGTCCAGTGTCGTCCATGTGATCAATCTCTTGCGGCAGGATCGTGCATGGTGTATGATGTTGCCCAGGACGCCGGTTGCCCCGGCGCTTCCTGCCCAAGACACCCGCCACCTTCCGGAGGTTCCCCCCATGCTCGAAGACCAACGCACGGAGCACCCGCTCACGAACGGATTCCAGATCGGAAACGACGTTCTCCTGGTGACCGCCCATCGGCGGCCCGGTGGCCGATGGGTGGTCACGCTGGACACGACGGGCTTCGACGCCGAGTCGAGTGACGGTGAGGGCGTGCCGATCCTGAGCCTGTACGTGAACGACGGCCTCGTGTGGGACGAGACCACCCCGAACGGAATGGAGGACTGACCCCATGTACCAGACCACCATCACCACCAGCCGCGCCGCCAACGGCCTGCACCGGCTGGCGCACGTCCACGCGAGCCGCGCCGTGCGGCTGCACTGTTCCGTCCACCGCACCGCGTGGCAGAAGCGGGCGGCCGAGCGGCTGACCCGCTACCCGTCGTCCCTGTCCTCGCTTCTTCGGGCGCGGGTTGCGGAGAACCTGCTGGCGTCTGCGCACGCGCGGCTCGCGGCCTACTCCACTCGTTTGCTGCGCGAGCGCGAGGCTGTTTCGTTTCAGGGCGAACGCCTCATGTCCGCCCCGGAGTTGACCGCGGCCCTGTCTACCCTGTGGAGCTTCGGCTCCCACGACGTGCGGTGATCATCATGGAAACCACCTATTTCCCGACCGACGGCCCTGCGGCGCCGTATCCCGTTCAGCACAGGCTCACCAGCCTCGTGCAGCGCAAACGAGCCAACGGCAAGCGCTCCGGCGCCTGGATCAAACCGCTTCGCCGCCTCGCGGTCAACCTCCGCGACGGGTTCCGCTGCACGTGGTGCGAGCGTGACCTGCACGGCGCACACCCCCGCCACGTGCAGCTCGATCACCTCACCCCCAAGATCGAGGGCGGCTCGCACGACGCGTCCAACCTCGTAACGGCCTGCATCAACTGCAACAGCCGCCGCCAGGACATGCCCTGGCGCGAGTGGGCGAAGCTCTTCCCCGGATCGGTCCGGCGCGTCGAGAACCGGCGCCGCCGCTCTCTCGCCCGCTACATCCGCCTTGCCCGCGCGCTCCGCGCCCCGGAAACCACTTCTACCGCAGGGAGCTGACCATGCCTCGCTTCGACTGGCATTACAACGATTGCGACCAGCGCGCCTGTGTCTACACGACCGCACCAGACCCGGCCCTGCCGGGTGAAGTGATGGAGGAGTTGCGGGTTCTCGACATTTACGTTTCGGAAGCAATCTCGCCGGAAACAGCCGAAACTCTGGCGCAGCAGATTGCGGTGCTGCTGGAGGAGATGACCCCATGAGGCGCTACCTGCCGCTGGCGCTGGGGCTCGCCTGGAGTATCGCGCTGCGCGACGGGGACGGACGCGTCGGCACGTTGGGCGTGTGCGACTTGGAGCCACTGGCGCACCCTGGTCGCGGTGCCTGGGTGGAGGACGCGCGCGGAGTGGTGGTGGCCCGCTTCGGCACTCCGGCCGAGGCGGTAGCGTGGGTCAACGATGTCTGCGCGGGAGACTTCTGACATGAGCGCTTTGCTGGAAGGCTGCTACCTGACGGAGGGACCGCACGGCTGGCCCGCCCAGATGCAGGTGGCCGAGCTGGACGGCCCGTTCCTCATCGGCTGGCGTGACTGCGACTGGTGTCGGAAGTGGCGCGCCGCTGACTACGGAGTCACGTGTCGTTTCGGCAAGACGCAGGATCGCGCCGAAGGTTACACGGACGAAGGCCGTCGGGAGGCAAATGTCTGTACTCCCTGTCTGCTTCGCGAGCTGGCCCGGCCCTGCTGCGTCCGCGAACCCGAAAACACCAACTGCGCGGGAGACTTCTGATGCGCCGCAAGCCTCGGCCACTCTTTCACCCGGACCCACCGCCGGCCTTCCCGGCGGGCGGGATCTATCGGGGCAACCCCTGCGTGATCCGCTGTCTTCTGGTGCGTGAGCACACGGGGCGCTCGCGCCCCTTCACCAGACGCTTCGCGGAATTCGGCCATGTGGCAGCATGGCTGCGCGAGCAACGCGCCGATCATCGCATTGTTCACCGGGCGACGGATAGTCCCACCTGAAGAGTGCTCGGTGGCTCCGAGCCGAAACGGGTTGAAGTCTAACCCGTTGTGGGAAGCCAAGTTAGAGAGACACCTTGCGCAATCCTGACTGGCGGGTGTATCTTTCTCTCCACGAACACCGCCGGACTGGCGGACGCAGGACGCGGCTGAAGCAGGCAGGGCCCCGCCTTGATCGGGAGTCGCACGGGGCAGGCAGGGAAGGGCGCACGCGGCCGGATTATCTCCGGGATGGACAGCGAGCCCTACGCTGATTGACAGATCAGATTCGCGAGCGACCGGGCAACGCCTGGCGCGCGGCCCCGCTGGGAAGCGGCGCCAGAATCGAATGGGTCATGGGAAACAGGGCCGCGCCGAAGGTGCGCACGGCGAGGCGAGAACACGCCCCGCCATTCCCCGTTCGATCCGGGGGCGGCCCTATCTGGGGAGACGCTGGCTTGGAGCAGCAGGGCGAGCGTGCGTCGTTGGGCGCCACGGAGCGGGTCCAAACCGCGCTGTGTCATCCGGAGGCCGGGGAACTGGCCCAAGAGCGAGTTTCCGGTATGCGCCCGACCGTCTTCCCACCCCTCCCCAACGGTCCCTTATCCCCCTCACGCAGAAGAGGAAGTATGCATCGCCAGTTCGTGACTGAGAGCGTCACCGTCCGCGGCTGGATCGCGGGTCGCATGTGGTGGCCCACGGGGGCTCCGGCCACCCTGTTCCGTCATGCGAAGATCAACCCGAACGCAGGCATGGTGCGGCTGGCGACCGACCCGCACCCTGACCTGCGTTCCGCGTTGGCGGCCATACTGGAAACGGGAGACCTGCAGCACGTGGGGTTCCTGCCGGAAACCCTGCAAATCACCGTGGTTCGCCGTCGGGTGGGGACAGGCCGGACTGTCGAGCGGCGCGAGCGCACATGGACGGTGCGCGGCAGGTGCTGGGAAACCGACGACGTATTCTGCACCGCAGACCTGGTTGCCGCCGTGGAGGACTGCGAAGAGACCTCTTCCGAGGAGCTGGCTTGACAATGTGCCCTCACCCGTGGGCGAACCTGGGGGTCGCCCTGCTCGCGATTGGTGCAGGGCTGATCGCAATTGCGGTCGGCATCATGCTGGTGCGCATCGCTGTTAAGTGAACCGGGCGTGCAGGATGTTGGGGCCGTGCGACCCGGCCCCCGCCCCCTTGATCGTGCAGTACCCTTTCCGACACCCCTCCGTGGAGGCACACCAATGAACGTCAAGGGCATTCCCGACGTGTACGACCTGAAGAAGATCGCGGCCGAGCTCCAGGTACAGCTCTACAACCTGCGGCGCGAGCGCAACGATTCGCTCTCGTTCGTGCTGCGCCCCCTGGACCGGGACCGCTGGCGGCGCAAGTCCGCGTCTCCGGTACGCTCGCGCCGGATCTGGGCCGTGTGCTTCCACGGGCACTACGCGTTCATGCGCCGGGTGTTCGAGCTGAATCCGAGCGCAGAGATCCGTACCAGCATGGCCCGCTACCTGGGACAGGTGGACTTCGAGCGCAAGGCGCTCGGCGTGGGCGAGCGCAACATCGGCAACCCCTACAACCCCGTGTCGCTGGAGGGTGCGTGCTTCTGTGGTGGTGCAGCAGCAGGAGGAATCGTGATGCCCGAAGAGACGCCGTGGTCTGACTGCAAGGTGGCATACGGGATCGATGACGCTGACCGCTTCTGGCGCTGGATCGACAGGGGAACGCTCTCTCTTCCGGATGGCTGGGAGGCGTGCGAAACGGACTGTGCGGGCGCACGCTGTGTGGCTGTGTTCCGGGTGGACGGCTACCCGACGTACGAGGATGGCGAGCGAGTGAGGAAGCGGCTTGCGGAGTTGGAGCGCAAGCGGTAGGCGAAACCATCTGCCCCCATACGGTGGGGCAGATGGTCGCGGAGGGGTTGACCGCCCCCGCCTGAAGATGCCAGGTCGCACCCCTGAACGCCCACAGGAGAACCCGCCATGCCGCTGCATTGGGACGTATCCAAGGTCCGGGACAAGGACACGCTGTGCTTCCGCCCCGGAGACGCCGCCTACCACGAGGACCCGAACGGCAAGTACCTGAAGTCGATGACGCTGGCGCTGGTGAGCGCCTTGGGCTGGGCGGGCATCGGCAGTGAGATCACCAGCGCCAACGCAGAGGAGCTGGCCGTCCGCGTGGCCTTCTACCAGCAGTTGAACGGCGCGCTGCTGTGGCGAGGTTCCGGCGAGCCGTGGCGGGTGACGGCAGAGGACGTGCTTCGCCATGTGGGACTGTGGGCCTCGTGGGGGTTCAAGAAGGAGGCGCGACCCGCGTGGCTGAAGCGGATCGCGGAGGCCTGGGCGTCATCCGAGCGCAGCGGGCACCTCGCGCTGGAGTTCGAGGAGGCACGCCGGAAGCTGGCGGAGGTGGGCTGACAGGCGAAACGGCAGGGGGCCCACACCCCCTGTCGTCGGGCAAGGGCTGACCGGCTTGTCCCTGATGATGCCACGGTCAATTGGACCCCCGACGCCGGAGAGGCCTCACATGCGCGATTACCAGCCCGTCGTCTCCGCTCGCCCCGCCGCTCGCAAGGACGGGCGGATCTATGCCGACAAGCGCCGGATCGTCCAGGCGCACAACGGTGCCCGCCTCGTGGTGAGCGAGAAGGCCGTGCGCCGCTGGAAGGACTACGCTCGGAGAGCGTGCCGGTGACGGGCGCAGATGCGCGGGCGGCTGCCACCGCCGCGGGGCGAGAGCACGCCCGTGCCGCTGGTCGCCCTCCTGCACCCTGGCTCCAGTCGGACCTGGACGCGGCGAACGCCGAATACCATCGGTTTTGCCGCGAGCACAAGATCGGGCCGTACGGTAACGAGCCCATGCTGCCATCTTCGCGCAGAGGCGACCGATGACCGCCACCATGAAGCACAGGATGGATGAGGATCAGGATGGGGACTTCGTGACAGAGTGCCCCGTGTGCGAAGTGTTCGTGATCGTTTCGCGAGACGGGAAGCTGCGGACGAACCGCTGCCCCCACCTCTTCAACGTGGTGCGGGATGGCACGGGGTACGCCGCCAACTTCCGTCCCGGCGGTCACATCCAGTGAACCACCCTCCCGGCGCACGGGTCTCACCCCGGCGCCGGCTTTTTCGCATCACCGTCACCCCCCCCCGCCAATCAGGAGCTGCACATGGTGAACCCGTATCTCTCGCCGGAAGAGGTGTTCAATCTGGCGCTGGACAAGCTGGTCGAGGCCTACAGGCGAGGCCCAGCCACCACCGACGTGGAAGCTGCGCAGTTCGCCCTGCGCGAGACGTACTGGCTCGTCACCGATCCCGACAAGGGAAGAGGGAGGTTCTGATGGAAGCGCCCTACAAGCAGGTGCTGCTCGCGCCCGCCTTCGCCTGCGAGAGCGACCGGGCCCACAGGTGCTACTCGTACCAGACACGCGAAATGCTGGAGACGCGCGCCGCCGCGGGGGGAGGCCTTCTCTGCGCCAACCCCTTCTGCATGAGCTATCACGCCGTACTGAGCTTCGGGTCGGACGCGAGCCCACCGACCGAGTCGGTGCGACCCACGCTCTTCTCCGAGCTGGTGAAGGCGCTGGCGGCGCAGCGCGAGTACGACTCCGCGCACGGGCGCTGCACTCGCACGGAGGGCGGACCCACGCCGCAGCAGCACGCGGACCTGGAGGAAGCGGCCCGGCAGCTGGCCGTGGCCGAAGAGCGCTTCGAGCAGGCCCTGGTTCGATTCATCCACGACACACCAGAAGCGAGGGTCGCATGAGCGGCGAGTTCCAACTTCACGAAGAAAGAGGCATGCTGCTGCGCGCATCCCTGCCGCGTCAGCAGGAGGGCGAGGCGCTGCACCGGATCGTGCTGGTCGAGCGCCCGCTGGGTGCCCACCGTTGGGTGGTCTGGTTCCAGATCCGGCGCGAGGACACCTACGGAGAGCCCACGGTCGACACCTACTTCACGGAGGGCGCGTATTGCTCGACCCGCGAAGAGGGGGACGAAGCGTTCGAGCGCAGGCTGCGCCGGGGCTACACGGAAGACCTGAGCCTCGGCACGGGAGAAGCCGCGAAGCGCACGGTGCTGTTCGATGACGGCAACGGGACCGTGCTCTCCCGCCTGCGGGGCAACGCGCCGATGCAGGACGGTATCTGGCTGGAGCTGGGCCCAAGCAAGTGTCCGTACGTTCACCGCCTGAGCGACGTGGCGGTGGACGGTCTGGCGAACGCTCTCGGGGCGCTGGCCCGCGCTACGTTACCGCCAATAGTCGAGGAGCCCTCGCCTCCGTGCTACAACGAGCACGCTTCGGGTGCGGTGTGTATGCGTCCGCGTGGACACGAGGGGCGACACCTATCGCACACGATGCACCTCAGTTGGGGGGACTGAGCATGAGCAACCAGCAGCGAGTGCCCGTGCACACCCTGGAGCCCGGCACGCCCTTCACCTACGCGGGCCGCAGGGGCACAGTCTTGCGGATCGGGCGCGGTGCAGTGGTGGTGCGCATCCAGAAGCCGCGCATCCACTGCCGCGAGTTCGTGCCCAAGACGGGCAAGAACACCGGCAAGATGGTGCTGGTGATGGACGAGTACGAGACGATCCCCTGGGCGCACGATGCGCCCGTCACGCCAGTCGTGGAGGAAAATTGATGTATCGCGTCAAGCGGGGATTCCGCCCCTCGTTCTCCGGCGCTTTCGGCAACGGAAGCGATGTGCGGTCGGAGTTTGAAACCACCGAGTTGCAAGACAGCGAGATCCTCTACGCCGAGTACGACGTAGAGTTTTACAACGGTTCTGCCGTCGTGCTCTTCCTCCGTGACGGGAAGCTCTACGAAGTACACGGATCGCACTGCTCCTGCTACGGATTGGAGGGGCAATGGGAACCCGAAGAGACAACGTTGGAAGTTCTGCTCCGGCGCCCGATGGGGGGTCGCATGTCGATCCCTGCGGCGGTGCTGGGCCAAATCGTTCAGGAGTAAAGCCCGATGCGAGCGATGCGACTGACCGTGGACCTGAACGGCGAGGGCTGGACCCCCGACACCATGCGCATCTTCAAGGCGCGGGTGCGGAAGCTGGTGGAGAAGCACATGATGGCGGGTGGAATCGTGGATGTGCTCTTTCCCCCCAATCTGTCGAGGATGGACGTTGGCATGCCCACCGTCGGTTTCGTCGTGAAGGTGGAGGAGGCGAAGGACCGGTGCTTCCACTGCGGCGAGCAGTGGGAGGACCACCGGCCGGACACGCGGCGCGGTACGAGCCCCTTCTGTCGTGGGTACGCCGCCCGCTATCTGAGCATGCTGACGGAGCTGGAGCGTCAGGAGCGGCAGGCCACGCAGGAGTCGCGCGAGTCGCCCGACCTGTCCCAGGGGTAGAGCCGGGTGCTCTCGCACGTTTGAGGCGATCCTCGAACGTCTAGGAAGGAAGGATAGCATGGCAAAGCAGCAGGTATCGGACGAGTTCACGATGAACTATCCGCACCCGTATCAGGAGAGATCGCCAGAGAAGTGTGAATGCGGACGCAGTCGTGCTGCGCATGAGTACGCGGATCTACTCAACTCGTTGTCGGCGGACCGTTTCGAGTCCGTCGTTCTGCTAACTCGAATCTGAACGAATGGAGATCGGGAAACATGGCTGCCAACCTGGACCAGGACCTGGAGACGGGCGTCGGCACGGTGTTCAGCGTGCGCGAGAGCATGTGGCACCGCGACGGGCACGTGCTCACCGAGGCGCCCACGCTGAAGAAGGCGCTGAAGCTGGCGGGACACAACTTCCAGGTGGACCTGCAGGAAATCTTCTTCCGCAAGCCCGCGAGCCGGGGCGACACGGTCGACGTGAAGCTGCCCAACCACCGGGCAGTGGTGCGGACTGACCGCCACGTGCCGCTCGGCGTGGTCGGCAACGAGTACCACGTGGTGCAGAACGCGGAGGCCTTCGCCATCCTGGAGCCGTTGCTGGACGCGGGGCTGGTGCAGCTGGAGACCGGCGGGACGCTCCGCGGCGGGCAGGACGTGTGGATGCAGGTACGGCTGAACATCGACCACCCGGTGGTGCAGCGGGTGCAGGAGGAGCTCGGTGTGCGCCCGCTCGTGTTCGTGTACAACAACCACACCGGCAGCCGGAAGCTGACCATCAAGGAGGCACTGGAGCGGATCGTGTGCGGGAACACCCTGGAGATCGCGCTGCGCCAGGGCGGGCGCCGCGAGTCGGTGCGCCACACATCGGGCGCGAAGGTGCGGCTGGTGGACGCTGCGCAGCGCATGTTCAGCAACCTGACGGACCGGCACGTGGAGGCGGCCCGCCACCCTGCCGATCGTCCTTGCCGCGGTCGGCCTCGTCCTCGCCAGCTTGACCCCGACCTCGAGCGTCGGCGCCCAAG